ATCTAAATAGATTAATAACTTGTGCTGTTATTGCATTACCTTTTGTAATTAACTACTTACTATTTTAATTTATTCATATGCTGCAGGAGTATTATACATATTTGGATCAGCTGCATAAAAATTATCTAATATTGGGCCACCATTCATAATACTTTCATCCTTATATTTCCAATCATCATTATCTAAATAAGATAACTTTGAGGCTGCTGTTTGTTTATTATTATTATTAATCATCTCATTTTTAGGTATTAAGTCTTTAAAATCCAATACGTGGCTATCATATATATTTTTTAATGTTTTTCCATTATTTTCAATATTTGCATCTTTTGGATTTAACATACCATCCATATTTTTAATATGAGATCCATAAAGATTATCGCCAAATAATATTCGATTATCTATAAAACTATCTGGATTTCCAGTTAAATTTTTATAATCAGACCAAATTGGTTTATCATCAGCATCTAATTTAACAATAAATCTATTAGGATATTTTATAGTTGTATTAGCACCTTCCTTTTGTTCTTTTTGAAATTGACTTACTAATTTTTCATCTTTACTAATCTCATAATCAAAATTAATATAATATGGCTCATCATTTTTATTTTTAAATGGCATTGTTAAATCTTTATTTACAACATAATCTGTATCATCAGTATTATTAAATTGTTCTTTATTATATTTTCTAATAGCCAAATATAATATTGCTAGAAATCCAAGCATTAATAAACTATTTAATAATTGTGTCATTATAATATAAATGAAAATAATTTAATATTTTTTATTATTCTCAGATTCCATTAAACTATTATAAAGTTTATCAATTAAATATTTAGTTAATTGTTGTGCTGTAGTTGCATCTTTATTATATTTGATATTAATAATTTTATCTTCAATATTCTGATTAATAATATCATTTAATTTATTATCAATCATAATAGTTGGAATGAAATTATTTAACATCATGTTTAATTTTCTCATAATCCAAGCAACATTATAATCATTCATATCAATAATAATTTTTACATAATCAATACCAAGACATTGATATAATGATACTATTTTATTTTCATCTACATTTTTATACATACATATATGTTCATAGATTTTGAATGAGAATATCTCTTTTAATTTCTCCATCTTTAGAATATTGTGTTTAAAATCTTCTATGATAATATTCATAATGTTATCAGTATTCTTGTATTCAATATCATTATATTCCACTAAATATAATAATTCGCCATTAATTTCAATAGTAATATTAGGTAATTTATTATTAATTAATGATACTTCATATTCATAAATATCATAAAGAATTCTTTCTAAACTGATGTTTCTGTTAAGAATATCATTAATTCTTAACATTTGAGGTAATAATAATTCTTCATTGCACCAACTAGATTCATATACTATGTATTTAAGTGGTTTATCAATTAATTTTTGTATTTTATCATCAATAGTCTTTCTCTTTTTATCAGTCCTATTATATAAATCTAAGATAGCGATATAATGTTTACAAATAGTCTCTTTATAAATATTAAAGTTAAAAATAAATTCATCTTCATTAAGATCCAATTTTGAAGATAGTTGTTCTATGTAATAGCTTTTAATAGCAAACATAATGTCATCTATCATTTCATATTTATAATCAACATATACTCCATGATTTATTGATTCATTTATATTAAAGTCATAATATATATTATTTTTACAAACACTTAATTTAGGTTGATAAGTCTCCTCAATACTAATATTTGACATTATATTATAATAACATATTATAATGCAATTACTTATAATATCAATTTTTTTGTAAAAAATGAAATATAATATATTAAAATAATAATATATTATATTATTAATGTCCGAAATAGCAAAAAAATTAAATAATATAGATGATATTATTAGTACTGTTGATAAATTGAGTATAAAGGAACTAGAAGATATTGTAACATATGCTGCTGATAAATATTACAATACAATGAAATCTGTAATTTCAGATCCAGTCTATGATATGTTGATTGACTTTTTAAAATTAAAATCCCCTAAATCCAAAGTATTAAAAAATATAGGTGCTAAAATTAAAAGCAAAAATAAAGTTTCTTTGGATTATCATTTGGGATCAATGGATAAAATAAAACCACCATCAAATCAATTGGAAGTATGGAAAAAGAAATATCACCCTCCATATATATTAACTGATAAATTAGATGGAATTTCAGCCCTACTTGTTTATAAAAAAGATGGTATTATGATGTACACTAGAGGAACATCATCTGAAGGGCTTGACATTTCTCATTTAATAAAATATCTTGAAAATATACCAAATATTGATACAATTAAAGAGTATTGTAAAAAAAATAATTTAATAGCTAGTCATTCTGATAATATTATTGCTTTTCGCGGCGAGCTATTGATAAAAGAAAAAACCTTTAATGATAATTGGGCGGATGAATTTAAGAACGCCAGAAATACAGTTGCAGGCCTGGTTAATAGTAAAACTATAAATCCACAATTAGCAGCTGATACAGATTTGGTTTTATATGAAGTGGTTGATCCATATCATCAAATGTCGAGACAACTTGAAATTATTGAAGATTTAAAATTTAATTGTGTTCATAGCAAAATAATTAATAAGGAAATAACTTTTGAATTATTATCTGAATATTTTAAAAAAAGACGCACTACTTCTGAATATATGGTCGATGGTATTATCATTACTAATGATTTAAAACATAAAAGAAACACAAGTGGAAATCCATCTTACGCTTTTGCATTCAAAGATATTCTTGAGGATCAAAAAGCAAATACAAAAGTTAAGAGTATTGAATGGAATATATCGAAAGATGGTTATCTGATACCCACCTTATTATTAGAACCTGTAGTAATATCTGGTGTTGAGATTAAACGAGTGACTGGTCATAATGCCAAGTATGTTGTAGATAATAAACTTGGTAATGGTGCGATGATAGAATTAATTAGGAGTGGCGATGTTATCCCATATATTAATAAAGTTTTAAAACCTGGGAAATTAGAATTACCAGAAGGTAAATGGTCATGGTCAAAAACTAAAGTGGATATTATTCTTGATAGTCTTGATAATACTGATATTATGAAAAAGAATTTATATTTCTTCTTTTCAACTCTTGATACAAAGGGTCTGGGTGAGAAAGTAATAGATAAATTATATGAAGCTAAATTTGATACAGTTTCTAAAATATTAGATCTTACTAAAGAAAAATTAGAAAAAGCCAATATCAACTCATTCAAGGAAAAGACAATTGATAATATTTTAAAAGCTATTAAAAAAGCAGTTAGCGATGTGATGCTAGCAAAGATTATGGCGGGGTCAAATAAGTTGGGCCACGGTCTTGGGTTTGAAAGAATGAAACAAATTCTATCCAATTACCCCAATATACTTGAAGAATATAATCTATGGTCCAAGGATGAGTTTATTGAAAATATTAAAGATATTGATGGGTGGGATACAAAAACTGCCACATTATTCGTTAATAATTTTAATGATTTTATTGGTTTCTACAATTCAATAAAAAAATATATTACAATTAAAAAGACAATTAAAATAAAAACAACAAAAATCACAAACATGACATTTGTATTTTCGAGTTTTCGCGATAAAGAATTACAAGAGATGATTGAGACGATGGGTGGAAAAGTCAATTCAAGCGTATCAAAGAATACCAATTATCTTGTTGTTAAGGATGACACGGCTCTTGAGAATAAAACAGAAAAAATTAAAAAGGCAGAAGATCTTGGTGTTAAAATAATAACTAAAGTAAATTTAGTTAAATTGTTAAATTAATTTTTTTATTATGCAAAATTTTGTTTCCATTTTTTCCAGGATTTTTAAGAAAAAAAGGGGGCCTCTAGGGCTACAGCAACCACTTTCGTTATTATTGAATACGGTTAAACTATTTAAAGTGTAAAAGGTTACAATATGTATATATGAGTGTAATATGCAAAGAATGTAATAAAACTTATTCTTCTAAAAATTCTTTATCTAATCACATTAGGAGTTATCACAATATACATGGTAGTACTATAGTGGCTAATGGTGGTAAAAAAGTGGTAAAAAATGTTATTGAGAATGTTGATAATAAAAAAGAATATAAGTGTAATAAATGTGATAAAATATATTATAATAAATACAGCAAATATAAACAACAAAAAATATGTTCCAATATAGTGAAAGATTTAATTGCAAAAATTGACATGATGGAAGAAGAAATTAAGAATAATGCAAAAATTATAAAAAATAATACACAAATTACTAAAACTAATAATAACAATAATAATAAATTAACAATGGAGTGATTAATCATATTACTATAAATAAAATGGGTGATGAGAAGTATCTAAATTTGTCAGATGAGAATATTAAATTAATTTTTTCTAAAGAAATAGAAAGTGTTTTTACATTTGTAGAATTATTAAACTTTAATAAAGAGCTGCCTGAGAATCACAATCATTGCGTGACTAATCTTGAGGGCTCCTATGTCAATGTCTTTAATACTGATACTAAGACAGTGCAGGTTGATCAAAAGAAATATTTTTTTGACACATTATTATGCAAATCAATTGATAGAATGGAAATATTATTCAAAAATAATAAGAAAAAATTTAATACTGATAAACAAAATGAAATAAAACCCAGTATTGACACATTAAAGAGACTACAAGATAGTTATTATAATAAGAAACTATTTAATGATCTGATTGATAAATTAACTCTCATTGCCTATAATAATAAAAATATAGTATTAGATACATGGACTGATAAACCAAAGAAAGAATATAATTTTAGAGAAGATCTTGAAAATACGTTATTAATTTAGCTTTAGCTAAATTAATAATCCTACTTAAGTGTAATAAAAAATCATGGATTTTTTATTTCACGAAAATACTACTCGCGAAGAATTTTTAGCAGAAAGGAAGAAGAGACTTGGTAATGACTATAAATTTAATGGACCTATTAATTTTTCAGAGGATGATGATAGTGATTCATAAAATTTTGTTATATCTATAGTTATATTTTGTATCATTCTTACTTATATTTGTTTCATAAACCAAAAATCTTTGATTTTTTGATTTAAGTTAGGGTAATAATTCTTATTATCAATTATTTGAATATGAATTGTATTATCATTAATTGTATGATTTATAGAAAAAGTCTAGTTTTTTATATGAATATAGTTTAACGCTATCCATATTAGGATAGCGTTAAAATAAAACCTACCCTAATTATATATGGATAAATCATTAGAAGAGTTTATAGTAAAAAGAGCAAATATTCCAAAAGATTTTTTGCGTGACTTTTTTAATTTAGGCGGTGATACTTATGGCGATACTTATAAAAATATTAATTTTGATGATGTTGTTAAATGGTTAAATGTGCAAAAAAATCATTTGAAAAGATTACTAGTAGCTAACTTCAAAATAATGGATGACTATACAGAAGAAAGAATATTAGTAAAGCATAAAAATAAAAAAAGTGGTGCTACCTATGTAGCTAAAATAATGTTATCACCTGATTGTTTTAAGGAACTATGTATGATTTCTCAAACTGAGAAAGCAAAAAGTGTTCGTAAATATTATATTGTGGCTGAAGGATTATTAAGAGACCATTATACGCAAATAATGAATGATATGAATAAAGAGTTGGGTCTTATTAAAAATAACATTAAGAAACCAATAAATGTAGTTGGCGGACATATCTATATTCTACAAGCAATGAATACAACACAAAAAGATATGTTCAAATTAGGTAATAGTGATGATATGAAGAAAAGATTGAGGACTTATAATACAGGAAACGCTAATAATATTGTCCCATTATTCATAATGAAAGTAGATGACATTGATATGGTTGAAGGTTGTATTAAAAATTTAGCACGAGAATATCAATATAAAAAAAATAAAGAAGTATATAATATAGATTTTAAATTTTTACAAAGATTATGTATTAAATGTAAAAACTTTATAAATCAAGTTGAAAAAGAATTTATAACTGATAAAAAAAATACTAAAACGAAATTAAGAACTATTAAAAATAATAAAAAAAATAGTCATACATCATTTTATATGATAGTTGATAAAAAATTGAATTAACATAATGTTAGAATTAATTTTAGAGAAGATCTTGAAAATATTTTATTACTTAAGTGTAATAAATACTACTCACGAAGAATTCTTAGCAGAAAGGAAGAAGAGACTTGGTAATGACTATTAATTTTTCAGAGGATGATTCGGACTCCTAAAAATCAATTATTATATAAATTAAATTTAATAAGGATAAGAAGCTGTAATAATCTTTCCAGATTCATCTGTAGGAATTACTTTAGCTGAGTGTAAATTATTACGAACAATTCCATAAATGGATTGAAAACTTTTATCAATATTCTTGGCAATCTTTATAGCAGTTGCTCTTTTCTTAGTATATTTTAAACCCTCACTGCCAATATACCACAGAAACCAATCCCAGTCTTCAAAATTTTTATATGCTTGACAAAATATAACAAACCAAACAGATTTAATAATATTATTAGAATTAATTTTAGTTTTTACAATCAATGTTGTTGTATCTTCCCCCATTATAATAAATTAATTATTATTATTAATTTATTATAATATCAATTTTTATGGGTAAAAACTTTGTTTCACCAAAAGAAGACTGTGCCTCATTGAAGAGCTCGCACAATTTTTATTTATAAGTCCTCACGATACTCATAGCTATAACACATTTCATCATTCTTATATTCTTTATCAGCATCTTGTTTTGGTATTCTTCTAATAATTACAGTTGGTGGTATATTATTAGAATATACTATCATAACTCCAATAAATAGTAATATTATAAAATTATATATTTTATTTGATATCATTAAAATAGATGTGATTTTTATATTTAAAAATATAATTTATTTATACTATAATGGAATATAAAGACCCACAAAATAAAATCCTAGAAAACCAAGATGACATTAGTATTGATCTTATATTATCATTTAGAAACCACCCTGATTTACAAAAGCTAGATTCTAAAACAATTGACACTATTAATAAATTATGTATTAATAATAAGAAATATAAAAATAATAATGATACTGCTCATAATATGATATTAAAAAATCCTAAATTACAAAATAAAAAAGATAATATTGATAATAAGGTAAATCTAATCCTTAACAAATTATCAGAAAATAATATTGATAATTTATTATTAGAATTTATCAATAACATTGGACAAATATCAAGCGATGAATATAATAATGTTCAAAAGGCATTCTATATGAAAATTATGGCAGAAATTAACTTTGTTAAGATTTACCTAAAATTTTTTAATTCTATTAATATTATTTATAATAAGGTGCAAAATTATAATATGGAATTATTTATTTCACTTATTGAAAATAAATTTTATTATGATTATACTGATGATGTTAAATTAAATGGTGATTTTAATTTCCTATCTGATATGAATACTGAAACACATCGTGTAAATAATCTTACTATTATTAGAAATTTAAATGCAATGAATATCTTTACTAATCAGATTATTGATGAGTGCAAGGATCTGCTATTTAAACAAACTAAATATTTATCAGATATTTATTATTGGTACCAATTTGATAATAATATTAGTAATAATGACATGAATATGATTAATAAAATA